AGTACCTGATGCTGTATATCCAAACCCACCATTACATTCAATTTCATTTAACACTGCACCCGGAACTGCCGGAATAGTAATCTTTTTATTATTAATAATAAATTCGTCACCTGGTGTTAAATTTCCTACGCCGTCTTCTGTAAATAATACACTTGGTGTAGGTCTAGAAATTTTTGCTCTTGCTGGTGGACCATCTGGTACATAAGTAAATGTTCCGTCTGGATTAGTAATTTTCTTTTTCGGTGTAAATTCTATTTCTGGATCGTCAGTCCAATCAATAAGTTCGTTAATTGGAGCATCATCTGAATTTAATGTTTCGGGTGATGTTAATCTTCTACCAAACGAATTTGGATCTAGTCCTGCCATATATGGATTATTACCTATATCAGAACCCGGTATAATTGTTGGGGGTCCTGCAGGAGTAGTAGTAAATACTGCATCGTTGTATCCAGGAATGTTACTTGTACTACCTGGAGTATTTGTTCCAGCTCTATTAAAGCCTGCTGTGTTTCCACCAACACTTGTAGTAAATCCATTAAACGAATCATTAAAGCCGCCAACACCTGAGCCTCCTGCTCCACTAGTGCCGTTTGTGTTAAAGCCGTTTGTTCCGGCTGTGCCAAATCCAGATGATGAACCAGGGTTTGAAAGATTCTGTAGATCATAATTACTACTTGCTATTTGTAGTATTTGATGTGCTACTGTGATATTTTTCATTGTACCTGAGTTAGCCAAATGACTTGAACCTGGGTATTGACTTAAATTGAGACCATTGATTCCTCTATTAGCAATTTGAATAGGTTGCTGTGGAGGAGCACTTAGAGGAATTATTCTTCCTCCTGAAACTCGTTGCATTGTGTTGTTTACATATCTATTATCAGTTAAGTCTGCTTCTCTGCCTATGTTCTGTGGGTTTACAGTTTTTACTGTTTTCTTAAACACACTCGGAACATGGGAGTAACCTGCCATAGGCGCAACACTGAATCCACCATAGTTATGTGAATATGTAACTGAACCTAAGAATTGATTTCTGTTCCAGCCGCCGCCTCCGGAGCCAGGGTTAACATTAATAACTCCTACAGTATTCTTTGGCTTTGTAGTTGCTTGTCCAGTTGGCTGATATGTTGGAGTACTATTGTAACCATGCCATGATGGTGCTGGTTGACTAGAACCGGAATAGTTACCTGCTGGTGTGCTAGGAGGAATTGCATTACCTGTGTTAGTAGTAGTTGGATAGCATATCATATATCTATAAACACTACTGTCCTTACGAACTTTAACTACTAAGTAATTACCACCTGCATTAGGATTAAAGTTGAACTCTAATACACCACAGTATGCAATCTTATCGCCTTCCTGTCGGAAATCTGTTAGTGTAGGATTATAAGTTGGGGTATATGAACCTGGGCCAGCATACGCACCGCCTCTGCCTGTTGGGTTCAAGTTAGGATAACTTTGTTGTGGAGTCTGAGTCTTTCCTGATGTTAGTTTAGATTTTTCTGCATCTGATGCTTTTCTTACACCACTGCTAGTACTAACTAGTACTTTTCCAGTTTGTTGTCCTTTTGAATTTACCTGATGTGCCTCTAGTCTATCAGCGGCACTGTACATGTCCATTATAATTTTTACAGGACCGGATGCTGGAATCATGTATGTCCAGTAATCGTACTGTCCACTATGTCCTGTTCTGTTGGCTGATGTAGACTGTTCTTGGTATTCACACTTTTCGTATATTGTTGGCTTAGGTGGATTAACAGATACCTCAATAGTAACTTTTTGTTTATTAGTATTAGTACCATCAGTTGAGTCATAAAAGAATGCATCTGTACCTGCGTATCCTGCATTTGGTGTATATGTAAACGCACCACTTGTAGTTGTTCCACTTAATGTACCAAAAGAAGGATCTGTAAAGTTAACTGATGTTAATGGATCGCCCTCAGGGTCTGTATCGTTTGCTAATACATTTCCTGAAACAGGTGTATCCTGAGCTGTTGTAAACTTATCGTCTGCTCCGTTTGGCGGAAGATTAGGTGGTACAGGAGGTGGCGGTGGCACTGGAATTACTAATTCTCCACACTTAGGTGGTGGTGCAACATGCACTGCTGTTCCTGTTAGTACAGGTGAGCCTGTACTTGGATTAGGTTTAATAGGTGTTTGTTTCTTTGGTTTTATCTTAACTGCTGTTATCAACCTATTGAACATACCTGCAGCTCCTAACGGAGGTGGTGTAGGCACTGCACTAGGTGGATTCTGCTGATGTCCAAATCCTAAAAATGATGAAATATTTATGTTTGGAGAAAGTTGTAAGCCTACGCCACTGTTATAACCAGTGCCGATACTTGTATTTGGCTTGCCGTTACCTCCCATGCCTGCTCCGCCTTGTGCGAAAACAGCCGCTCCAATTCCACTACTAACAATGTTAGGTACTACTGGATTAAACGAAGTTGTGTTTAATGTAGTTGTTCTCGGCATAGTCCTGGCACCAGATGATACTGTTCTAGGTCTAACTTTTTTGCCTCTTCTCAACCCATCGGGGTATTTCTTTTTGTTAAATCCAATCTTTTGAGCTCTTCTAGGACTTGCAGTTTTAACTCCTGTAAAATTAACATTCTTTTTACTAATACTTCCGAAGTTAGTTACTCGAGGTGTTGCACCACCTATTTGGTTAGGTGTTAGTCCGCCTGGGCCTTGCATTGGGAATTTAAGCATAGGCATTCTCATTTGGAAACTACCTACATGACTAATCCAATCTCCACGAGCTTCAAACGCATCGTTCAATGAATCAATCATACCATCTAAACTGTTTATATTATCTATCTTAATACTTGAGTTGTTTAAAGATATAACATCGTGATCTAATGTAGTAACAACACATGTTGTTGCTGGTGTTCCGTTTACATTAGTATTTGCCTCATCTGCAAAAGGGAAACTATTCCAAACAAGAATAGTATTTGATGTTGGTATGTTTTTAACACGATACACGCCATTATAAAATCTTTGGTCTGCGTTATGTACAGCAATCTTTTTACCTGCGTAATCATTTGTAATTCCGTGGTCTTCGGTTGTTGTAATCTTAAATTCTGGATGAAGTACATTACCTGTTGTAGGTCCGCCTGTGATAAACGGTGTATCAATCATGAATGTATTTTGTGATGCACCCTCTACATAATACTGACCGCTATATGCTCCTGCAACAACTTTAACCATCTCACCAGATGCAAATCCGTGATTTGCTGCTGTGATTGTTGTTCTGTTAAAGTATCTAACAGTGAGGTTAGCAGGAGGAATTGTACCAGCAATATTTGGCTCATTGATTGTAAATGTGCCTGCTTCAATATTAACATTAGATGCTACAAATGAATTTCCGTGTAAATATCTTTCATCGGTTGTAACATTACCTGTAGCAAATCCTACTGTGCCACCAATAGCACTATCTAACATCTGAATGTCAGTAGTAACTGTTACTGTTCCTGTTCCATCTCCTGCAGGTACTGCTGTGCCTATTGCAAAACTACTAATACCAGATGAGATATTTGTAATTGCTAAATTGTTATTTGGTCCTATACTTGAAACAGTAGACTCGATCATAGGAGTCGCTGTAATATTACTTAATCTTACTTGCTTCTGATTTACTACTTGTTCGTTAACCCAAACAACAAACTTGTTGTCTACAATTGCATCTTTAATTGCAATATGGTAATCTAAGAATCTAGTTGAATCTATGCCACTGGCTATTTGGTTTTCATCTGTTGTTTTAGAGAATAGAGAATCAGTTGTATATAAATGTGCAGTTAAATCGTTTTCTTCTTGCTCAACAAACTGTACAACACTTGCAAATTCTTTAAACTTATAAACATTCCAGTCTTCGTTTTCTGCTACAGCAACATGCACTAAATCATCTTTTTCAGGATGTATTACTATTTCGTTTCTAAACATTTGTCCAATGCTAGGAACATCAAAACTACTAAAGTCAACTGTTGTACTGTTTACATAACCAGCATTTGGAATTTGTGTGTATTTAGAATCAGTTATACCTTTAGCATTTACATAAGAAGTAGTTGGCCATAAACTTTCTTGTCTTTCACCAATTGGCTTCTTGAGGAATCTTGTAGTATCATCAATGTCAATTAATATAGTATCGTCTGTTTTTATATCTGGTGTAATTTCGTGTAATCGTTTAATACCAGTAGTTACAGCAATATTATCATTTGTAGATACTTTAATATTTAAACTTGCACCAGCCTTATCATCAAAATATGATGGAGCAAATTCAACAGTAGGTCTTTCTAATACAAAAACATTTGCATCATTCGAAATGCCGCTGTCTGCTAATCTGTCTACATCGTAAAGTGTTAGATCAGTTGTAGTAAGATCAAATCTTTGATCACCTGGGTAATTTCTTATTTGCTCGCCGTTTACAAACACAGATGCATAAGGATATGAGATGTTGTCTACTTTCTCTATGTTGTCTGAACTTATAGGATCATTTAGAGGAACAGTAACATTACCTCTAATTACAGTTGTTCTTGATGCGTTCTGATCTCCTAAAGATGCATTAGATGTTGCTATCTTAAACGGAATTATTTGTCTGCTACCAGCATCATATGTCCAGTATGTAGAATTAACTACTGCATCGTTTACTTTTACAGTGATGTCATTTGCTGTAGTTGCACCTGTGCCTTTTGTAGGATGATCGCCAACTGCTGCAATTGAATATCTTTGTTTAGGTTGATATCTACCTGCAACTAAATTAAGTCCTGATAGTGTACTACCTGCTTCTGCTAATATAAAGTCTGTGCCTTCAAGTGTTAATATACTTTGTCTAACAATGTTAGTACCTACTTGAATTTTACTTTCAACTGTGTTTGCAGTAATATGAGAATTAATTGTTGCGTTTTCGTTGACAATTGTAGCAATGTTTGCTAAACTAGTAATACTGCTTACATCTAATGACACAGCAATGTTTGCATTACTTGAACCTGCAGCTACTGCTGTAATATTTAAGTTTGTTAATGACAATCCAGAAATAGCAGTGTCTAATACAGGATCTGTACTTGCGGCTATACTTGTTGCAAATTGTGTACTTACATTTGCTATTGATATATTACCTGCAACAACATTTAATCTTGCTGCCGCTGTAGTATATCCTGTACCACCATAAGTAACATTAATAGCACCCAATGTACCATCAGCACCTAATAATGCTGTAGCAGTTGCCTGTGTTCTATTTGAGACATTATTTGCTGTAGGAACAGGTGGTGCAATTTCAATAGTTGGTGCTTCAAAGTATGTATGCTCTGTGCTAATTATATCAACTTGTTCAATTGTACCTGTTGTATCTTCAGGGAAGGCTAATGTAATTAATTGAGGATCATGTTTAACATCACTCTTAACTAGTTTAAGTTCAATACTTTGATCATTTTCTAAATCACCAAAGTCGCCTACTTTAATAGCCCACTCGTCATAAACAGCCATATCGCCTGAGATAATATTTTTACTCTTAGATAGTTTACTTAAACTAGGTAGTGTACCTTTGCTTTGTAGCATACCTTTAAAGAATTCAAACTGATCATCATCTTCTAATTCTAAGTTGTTTAGATATTCTCTTTCTTGATATCCAAACAAACCACGAGCTTGTTCGTATATTTGTTTTTCAACTGGTATAAAGCCTAGTTCGTGATAACGCCCTAAACTTTGTGCCATATTATCTAAGTTAGGTCTTAATTCGTCGCCCTGGATAATAAAGCCTTCTGAACTAAACAAACCACTCCAGTTTGCAGTTCTCTTACCTTTAATTTTAAATCTTGTTTGTCCTTGATTGTAAACAGGATCAAATAGTGTATCATTAAATTCTGTTACATTGTCAAATACTAGTGCATGTTCAATTTCTTTAGTGAACAACATTGCACCATAAATTTGTATACCTTCTGGCGGTGCAATTTCTATTGTGTTGCCTTCTCTAACAATTTCGCACTCTGATGGCTGTATTGCTCTGCCGTCTTGGTCGATAAGTGTAAATTGATTTTTATCTACACGTTTAATTTCTGCAACCATTCCTGTTGTGCTAGTAAATTTCACATTACTTGCTAACGGACTTAGATCAATTGTGTTATTGTTTTCCCAGCCGCCTGCTACCCAGAACAAGAATTGCTTAACAACATAGTTCCAGTTTCTAACATCAGCAATCTCTGTGTCGAAGTCGCCAAAGTTATAACCAATTGATTCTTGGTATGCACCTAATCCCACAATGAGATCAACAACTTCTTGGAAAGTAGTAAATTCTGTTTGATAATCTACTCTATCAATATAAGGAAGATCGTCTAAGAAAAGAACACCTTTTACGGAACCTGTTTGTGGCAAACTAGGAAGTCTATTCCACAAAGAAGGAGTAAAAGTTTGTGTACTTGTAACTAGTGTTGGTGCTTGATAATAACCATTGTTATAAGAAACTATAGTATTCTTTTGGTAGGAAACTAGAGGTTCCCAATTTACAAAGTCTACAGCATCGCCACCTACTTCCACTGAGGTAGTTGCACCAGTTTTATTTCTTCTTAATACATTAAAGTATCCTGCGTTTTTATCGTAGCCTCTTACTTTGTATCCATCTGGTGTTTTTTCTACTGTAAGTCCTGTGTAGAAATTTCTATTTTTATAAGGTGAAGCATGTACAACAACATCAACATTTTCTGATGGTATAATTAAACTATTTGTTGTAGATGTTAGTCCTTGCTGATCTGCTTTAACTATTAATGTATCTTTGTCAGTGAAGCCAGCAACCCTGTGTGCTAATTTTATATTTACATTTTTAAGTTTGTCAGCAAAATCAGTTGTTGTATTTAAATTTTGATATGTTAGCCAACTGTGTATAAACTGTGAGTAGCCAACATTAGTAACAACATCACCTGCTGAGTTTACAGAACCGTGTATACCAAAGTGATTTTCATTTCTAAAATCAAACGGTGTTCTGTCTACAGTATTAATAATCTTATTTGGCTGTAGTACCGGAGAAGTATTTCTCAACGGATCAGAGAATAATGTTACAAATCTTCCTGGTTGTGATAATAGTAATGCTTCTGTTACTGCAAAAGGATAATTTACACTGTACTTCCATGCATTCTCTACAGGAGCACCATCACCAAATCTCCATGGATTATTAATCAACGATGCTGTAGTACTAGGCGTAATAACCAGTGAACTTGATACTGCAACTATTTCACCAGAGCCCACAATTGAACCATTGTTGTTTGCTTCTTGCTCAACTGGAGCAGCATAATAATGCGGTTCAAAAATTGTAGGAGACGCAGTTTGTGTTCCACCAATTGCATAAGGGAACATAGGTTGTTCATTGGTGTCTATTGTAGCAACATAAAAGTAAATAGGTGTGTCAGGACTTTCTGGTGTTACACCCCAACGCATGTTATATTTTGCAATACCACCTTTTGCTGAGTGTCCTACATATCCTGCAGTACCACCAAGTGATACATTATAAGTATAATCCTCTACAAACTCACCTGTGTAAATTCCTAAAGGACCTGAACTTCTTTGACCAGTTCTTAATTCAAATGCACTTTTAATCGGGGTAATAGCGTCATTAGCATCTACGCCTACTAGCGTTCCGTCAGTGGCATAACGATTATAACCGTACGGTCCGTAAATAGGTAAGCCGTCAAAGGCCCAACCCACTATAGGTGAGTGTTCTGTTTTGTCCCACTCTGTGAGTCCTGCATGTTCAGGTTCAATAAAATATGTTCCGTTGCCGTTTGCATTGTTTCTAAAAGTGTTAGAATAATGCCAAGCATCTTCATCTTGCCAAGAACTTACATTACTTACATTAAGTAAAGGCGTACCTGTTGAAGTAAGTCCTATTGTAGTATCTGCTACAAGTACATTTTCTTCTCGTATAATCTCACCGGGGTCAGTTAAGTTTACCGCTGTGTAGTTATAAAGTTGATAAGTCTTACGAGTTGTAATATCTTCAACAAAAATATACGGAGTTTCAAATCCGTCAAATCCTTCTTGGAAACCTGTGGCATATTGTGTTAATGAACTAGCACCGCCAATTGTTCCATCGTAATCCCAAAATGTTCCTGCCTGTGCTTTACTAGAAACATTACCAACATCAAACGCATCAAACAGTACTCTCAAAGAACTTGAAGAACCGTATGTTATATTAATACCATTAGGTAAGTTATTTGTACCTGCTATATCTCTAAAAGCGTCAGATACTAAACTGCTACTTGGACGCAAGTTTGTCCATGTTTCTGTTTTCGTTGTACTACCTGTACCAGTAATTTGTCCTGGTGATAGTAATACATTAGTAGTGTCCACTGGCAATAAATTAAGTAAGCCAATTCTACGCCATGGATTATCTGTTAAGTAATCGCCGTTAACAAAGTTTTCTCTGTCGCCTTGTCTAATAATACCTTGTTCTAAATCTTTCCACATAACCTCGTTGGTCATAGTGTAGTTAGTGCCGTACTCTGATACCCACCATGTTGGCTCTTCATAAAAGCCTAGCATTTCCCATGGATGTGTATGAGGTCTTACTGTGTCGTAATAGTATTCAAACCAGCCTCTCCAGTGTCCTGGCAAGTCTTGCTCGCCTCGGTAGTTCCATGTAAGTGTATCGTTAGCATCATAAAATTCATTTGTTGAATAATCAACATTAGATGATTTAGTCCAGTTTGTAAAACTGTTTCTCAATAAGTCAGCATATTCTCTTGGAGATTGATTAGTTGATCTAAATGCACCCGAACGCACATCTCCAACATTTAATCTAGGGAAACTATCTGTTGATCTAAATTGTTGAGCTGCTGAATTATATAATCTTATTTCAAACTCTAATAATATCTCATCTCTGATATCGCCTTGGAGAAGTGTTTTACTGCAATCGTGTCCAATCAATAATTGCTGTGGAGTTTTAAAACTGTTATCTGTTTCTACTCGAGGTCTACATAAAGTGTATAAGCCTAATGTACTAGGAGTAGCAGGACATTCTGCACTGTCTCTATCTTTATCGTACAGTTTAGTTACAATAGAATCACCTAATTCTAATTGTTTTGTAACAGTTATTGTTATAGGGTTAACACTTGAAATAGTGTAATCTGATTCAACAGTTAACAAGTCTTGTGTATTTGTTGCTGCTGTAACATGATAAACTAATAGACTGTTAGTAATTTCATCTAAGTCTGCATAGTCGTCAAGCACATAAACTGTTGAATTAATATCTGCTACATCAAATTCTTGTTTGAGGTAGTTATCACCAAAAGGCAATACATAGGATGTTCCAAATATATCTTTGCCTATGCTGAAAGAAATTAGACTTCTTAGTGCTTGTTCTAATATATATTCTTTTGATAAGTTAGCAGTATCAAATCTTTCGTAATACTGATTAATTTCTTTTATTAGTCTTGCTCTAAACTTTTCGTATTCTCTTGCTGTAAATCTTAGAGCATCAACTAAGTTATGTGGCTGGTCATCTAATGCAAATGCCGCAACCATTAAATCTTGATCTGTTTGTACAATGTCTTTAGCATGTACAATCTCTTTTGCTGTACTTGCAAAGTTGTTAGAACCTAATGCACTACCAGTAAAGCCATCCTGTCTTTCAATGTATCTCTTAAAGTGAGACATATAGTCAGGTTCAGCAACTAATTCAATTTCTTTGTTGTATGGATTTGATCTCCAACTTAGAGGTAAATCATATCTACTGTCTGTAATTTTAGATATGCCCGTTGCGGTTCCTACCTCAACATCAATTACATCGCCTGGCTTAAAAGTAAATGTATTAAATTTAATATCAGTTGGTGCAACATAAGTATAGTCTGTTACAATAGAGCCGTTAACTTTAACTAAGATATCATATCCACTTGATCTAGATACTAAGATATCAGGTGTTGCTCCAATGTTATATATTAACTTGTTGTCGTCTACATCAAACTGAGTTATATAATGTGTTGTAATAACACACTGCTCGTTTCTAATTTTACTTTCTTTAAAAGAAGAATGATACTCTGGTACATCTTTTAATAACTTGTAATAGTAAGTGCCTAAAACTGTTTTAGCAGTATGAGTACCAAACGGAGTATACTGAGATCTATCAGTGTGAATATAGTTTTCAAATGTTATTTCACTAACGGATTTGTAAGGTGTATAAGTTAAAGGAAAACCTAGCTCTGTGTCTTTTACACCTACGCCTTCTTTATACCCAAAAATCTTATTACCAGCAAAGTCGCTGTTATTGTAAAGTCCATTGTGGTTTAATGCATTTCCTGCATCGTCATATAAATTAAATAACGGTGCTTGGTTTGTTTTTATTTTTCTTTGAGCTTGTACATAATCTGTTCCATTGAAAATATAATCAATGCCTTTAAACACATTACCTTCTGCTATTGTTACAGTTTGTCCAACTGCAATAGGTGTACTACTTGTAGGTATTAAAACTATACCTGTGTTTACACCACTAACAGTGTACAAGAATCTTTTAGCATCTTCGTCCTCGTTTAAGAATAAAAGTACATCACCGTCTCGTAATTCTCTAGTATCAATGTGCTTAGTTGGTTGGTTCTCAATGTCAGCTCTAACAATACCTGTAACATTTACTGTTGGTTCGCCGTAACTTGTAGTACCGTGATCAAATAATTCTAAGTCTGCATCAAATTCTATAATTGGTCTTTTAGCACGATGAGCTCTGTCAGGTAACTCATCACCTGCTTCTAAAAAGTTGTCTCTGTGGTACCAGTGGTTAACTCTGCTCCATGCATTTTTATTTGCGGCACCTCGTTGCTGTATAATATAATCTGGTTCTGCAAGGTTTGCACCGCCATACTCTGTGCTACTTGTTATACTCTTTTCAACTAATTTAATGCCAGTACCTACACCTTGTACAATATATGCAATGCCGGCTTTTATAGGCAGTGTTGTTGCATTTGCAGGAATAGTAAATCCAGAGTCTGCAAATATAACAGTCATTCCATTACGGAATGTAGTGCCATCGTATGTAAATTCTTTTTTACCTAAAACATCTTTTTCTAAGTTTAAAGGAGCCTGATTATCAGCACCAATTTCTAAAGCATCAAGTCCTGCAGGATGCCAGTAGTATTCTTGGTAGTTTACAAACTTATCTATGTCTATTGGCGGAACAAATGATCTATAACGACTACCAAATAATTTGTTGTGGTTGCTAGTGTTTACTCCATAGACTTTTAATGTGTCAATGAATTCATCATAAAAGATTAAGTTTTCACTGTCACCAGTAACTGGATTAATATTGTTAACAGCAGGAGTTAAATTGTATTGGCGTCTGTCTGCATTATCTTCTTTGATGAATGCACCCTGAAGTTTAGCGTCATCGCCTGTTTTCTTACCAATGAATCCTGCCAGTGGAACTGTATTAGCCTCACTGTATAATTGTTCAACTGTAGCCTCGAAGAAATTTCTTACGGCTTTAGTTTGCAGTACTACCGGTAACTGTTTTACAATTTTATCTGACATACTTTCCTTTACCTATCAGCTCTAAGTGTTTGAGAGTTTATTTTCTCAACGATTTCTATATCACTAACCTTAGCAGTGTTCAAGAACATTTCATGTGGGTCTGCTTTAATTTGGAATAAGTCTCCAAAAGACCCTGCACTGTTTTTAGGAATAATAACAATACTACCTATGTTACTGCCCAATCGTTGATGGACATAACTACTCAACTCTGTGAAGTAAAATGTTTCGCCAAACTCCCAATTTTCAATTGAGAAGAATGTGTTAAATGCTGAAATCACTTTACTTTTAATTTCATTGTCGCTCATAGTAGAACCTGCTAACTTAACAATTCTAAATTTAGCCTGGTTCGCTGGTTCGGCATCTGTGCCAAACAATAATTTAAATTCTGCACTCTTATAAATCAACGAATCACTTGCACTCTTAAATTCGTCTAGTTTTGCAAACTCTGTAGACAATTGTGCAGGTGTTGGTGATAATGGAAACTCTGTTCCTGGTACATTTTTATATTTTTGTATCTCGTCATGGTAGTTGTTTGTTAAAACTAACATTTCTACAACATTACTAATACTTGGATCTATTCGCACATCTTTAGGTGCAACATGTTTCCACTTAATTATAATTTCATCATTGTCAATCAATGCAGTGTTCTGTCCTGCTGATCTACCATTTCTTACATAGTAGTCTGTTGACTCTACAGGTATAACTGCTGAACCGTTACTGTTCATTATTAATTGATAAATCTTATCTGCTGTGAAATCATATACAACTAAACCTGTTGCATTTGTAATAGCAGTATCGCCTAAACTACCTTCTATACTTGCTGGCAGTTTGTCAATGCCTTTAACTACAAGTATATCTGTTGTTAATAATGATTCAACTTTTTGTCCGTCGCCGTTTGTAAGTGTGCCGCCACCAGAGGCAGCAAAGTCTGTTGTGACTGTTTCTTCTGTACGGTAATCTACAATGTTACCTGCTACTGGTCTTGAATAACTATAACCATCGTAGTCAGTGTAGTATTCGAAAAATACTAAATCTGTTGGACCAACAAAGTCTCTAAACTGTAATGGTTTGTTAGGCACTAAGTCACCGTCAGTGTCAACTGGTGCAACAACAACTTTTCTATTGTCTGTGTAGCCGTCGTTATATTTAACAGGCTCTACTACATTCCAGTCAATACTAGCATCTAACTTTTCTTTTGAATTCTTATAATTAACAACTATTCTATCTTGTGTTATTTGACCAGTTGCATCTGCTGCATTTGTATACTTGTTTGCAAACATATTAGTAATAATTAAATTACCTGTTTCAGCAGTTACATTAGCATTTGCTAATAAAATTCTGCCGGTAACGCCTGTGTTTGAACTATCAGTTGGTCCATAACTGTATGTGCCTAATGTAACATTAGCTCTAAATGTTTCGTCTCTAGAAGTACCAGTGTTATAATCTCTGTAAACAACTTCGCCTAATCCACTTAAAATATTATATCCAAATGTTGTATTATTAAAAGGTATAGTAATGTTAGAAGGTAACGAATTAATCTTACCACTGTTATTTGCAATAGTAACATTACTTGTTGTTGGTGAACCTAAGTATCCATCGTCAAAATATGTGTTTAATGATACTGTAGTACTGTTAACAAAAACATTTGCTGTGCTGTTACCATCTCTGTAAATACCACCACTTGTTAAGTAATCTATATCTATGTCATGCCATTTAGCAGATCGTGTTCTCAAAGGTATACCAGGATCATAACTGTTAGGAGTATATTTTTCTCCTGTCTCATCACTGACCCAACGATTGGCAAGTCCTGCTGTTGCTGGTGCCCATGTAAATACTTCTGCACTACCTGGCTTAGAGTTTAATGTTGTAAACTGAATTAAGTCTCTGCTAGATTGGTTACTGCTGTCAGCAACTTTAACATTGTTAATATTGTAAAACTTTAAATCGTTTTTGCTTTGTACAACATACTGCTGACCTCTTAAACTAACAACATACTTGTAAGTTAGTGAGTCAATTGCACTGTAATCAAAAAGTAATAACCAACTAGAATCTAGTTGTACTCCGTTATTAGAACGAGCATTGTTTAATGACCACTTTCCAGTTTTGTCTAAATTTTGATATTGTATAATGTACCATTCGTCTACATCTGAATCATAACCCATTCCAAATGATCTTTTAGCTGCCATCTCTGCTGACACTGCCGCTACTTCTGAAGTAACAAGTACTTTACGCATTGTAGCAATGTATTCTGCAGCTTTCCAACCGTCTTGTACAGGTGTACTTAAACTAATTGGTCCTGTTGCTGTAGTTAATCCACTATGTAGTTTACCATCATTTGCAACACCAGTTATTCTTGCCCATGCATACTTTGTAGCATCGTCTGGGTCTATAAATTTTATAAAGTTATTTTCAGTAAACATTCTAAAAGGACGAACGCCGTCATTTACTCCGCCTTCATATTTGAATTGTCTATCTAATACATCAACTGTGCTATCGCCACTAGAAATAGTTTCATGGAAATAACCTGTTGCACTTTCTCCTAGTACAACTGGTAACGACTTCCATATAGCATTTTTAGTATCTAAAGAGAAACGATTAATATCATACAACTCTGATGTATCTCTGTATTGCTCATACACAAAGTTATTTAAGTTTCTATCTTTTAGTATTTGTGGAATTGTAAAGTTTACAACTGCTGCAACTGTGTTGTCGTCACTGATTGTAATACCTGTTGTTCCAGGAACATCTTCAATATACAACGAACCGTCATTGGCAAAAGTTTCCAAGTTTTGGAATGTGCCTGTTGGATCATTAATATCAATGTAACGACTATGCCCAGCATGTGTTTTGTTTATTGCTTTTAGTTTTAAAATATTAGTTGTTTGACTAAAAGGGAATATGTTATAGTCTTGAGCACTTACCATACGATTTTGTGTATAATAAACTTGAGGAGCTCTTTGCTTAATAGCAGTAAGTGTCTCTGGTGCTAAACTGTTGTTAACTGTTTCCTGCAAACTAAATGTCACAGTTAAGTTAAAACTAACACCTGCTTCGTTTTGGTATGGGATAGTTACTTTAATGTTTCTTGCATCTTCTGGTGCAAGTGCAAATGACTCTGGGTCACTTGTTCTGTAATATGTTCTAAATGTTCCAAATGGAAGATCACCAAAGTTTCCGTCTGGGTATCTTATTTTAATACCAGCATTGTTTAAATTCTCAACTGCATACAATGTTCTAACACCAAATGCTAAATCATTATAGTTTAGTGTTTGCCCTACAGTGTTAGGAATCTGTGTCCATTTTGCAAGTGTTGCACCAGTACCATCAATCTCTTGTACAAATACATCTGTTTCGTTGATGTTTTGAATATTAATTTCTTGTGTTCTACTTTGTATAGGATCTGAATAATTGAAATCTGATGACTGCAATCTACCTTGCTTGAACATTACAAAGAAACCAGAGTTTACACTACTAATACCTGTGCCGTCATTTCTGTAAACTAAGTTAAAGTTATTTAATTTGTCTGGATGTAGTTCCTCAAATGTACCTTGCTTAAAAGTAGGATTCACAACTTGGAATGTTCTAGGTACTCCGCTGACTGTTAAATCAAAGTCATATGCTAAAGGAGCAGTTAATGGAGAATTGATTTCGTACAAATCTGTTTGTATGCCATCAATCATTCCGCTTTTAGTTGGTGTGCTAAATCTGTTTGAGGAATTCATTGCAGAGTTAAGAATAGTAATAAACTGCTCGTAACTGTCTGCGTTATTTGCATCGTCCCAAAAAATGTTAGTGTTATTTAACTCGTTGCCTAAACTGTCTGTGATAGGTTCGTTAGTTCTAACTGCAACAATTTTCATTAAGCCTCTTGCAGGAATATTTCTGCGTGGATTGTAGCCTAACTGTCTTGCAAGTTTAAATACTGAGTCTCTTCTTTCAGCAGTTTCTAAAAAGTTTTCTCTGCTGTTCAAGTCCATTCTGAATGTTAAGGACTGCGAAAGATATGCTAACAATTCTATGATAGCAATAAATTCTGAACTCTCAATGTAGTCATTGAATGTTTCTGGGTAGTTTACACGCACATACTCTACTAGAGCTGATCTAATAGTGTCAAAATCATATGCTTGGAAGTTTACTTCACTGTATGCTTTGTACGCTACTTTCCAATCTTCTGCAGCGAATAAGTTATTTTGTCTGTTTACCAATGCCATGTATTATACCTGCTGTTCGTTTTTAAATTCTAAGAATAGGGTATCTTCGCTATTTAATATCACATACTTTAGTTCTACTTCAGCTCTAATAGCATGTCCACTTGTGAACAGTGTAATATTAATTAATTCTACCCTCGAATCCTTATCTATGATTCTAGCAATGTCTTCCTTGACATCTGACTCAGTAAAAGTATCTTCTGGGTTCATTAACAAATCCCAAACAATGCAACCAAAATTTGGACGCATAACTCTTTCACCTTTACGAGTATTAAACTCGTTTAGTAGATCGCGTTTTACTAATTCCATGTCCGATAAGGAGAATGGCGCTTTAACTGTATCTACTGTGCTGAATCCTCTGAATATTGTAGCCATACTCTTATTTATCTGATTCTTTAACTAGAGTTTTAATAATAGAAGAAAAGGTTGACAAGTGTGTATAAGGTGCTATAATACACACAATGTAGCAAAAGACTGCTACAGAAACAGTCCTTTTAGGACATAACATCCACACAGCGAACAAGGTAGACAGAAATGTTTAAATTGAATCGTGAGTTTGACCAACTATGGTCACAAGCAGTAAAGATTAATGAGAAGCAGGGTCGTCATAGATTCCATCGCATCTTTCAGCAATCTAAGCGGTTCGTGACTGTTGGACTATATGACTCAGTGACAAAACAGTATGCACTGTTTGACTCGGTAAACTTTGCAGGTAATTACCGTTACGATAAAAACATCAAACCAGATGAATTTATTGTGATGGAAAAGATGGTTCAAAAAGCCAGTTAAAGCAAAGTACTAATAAATATGTGTGTAGGCGACTACACACATATTTTTTTTATTCGGAGAAAAAGTTGTA